CGATAGCCATATCAGAACTAAAGATGCTATCGAGGGTGTCATCAACATCAACAAGAACACAGCTAGCAAATTGTCGAAGTGGAGTTCGCACTCCCGCCATGATAGGTGTGGGAATGTTGATTTTGTGCTTTGAGATCGCATTGTAATACCTCTTGATGTAGGAAAGACGTTCTCCCCTATCATAGTTAGCAAAGATAGTAACAGCAATCATCATGTACATGAATTGAGGGGTTTCATATACAGTACGAGATGTACGATTTTGTACAAGGTACTTATCAACTACTTGCTGGAGACCAGCATAAGTAAACAAGAAGTCTCGATCATGGTCAATCCATTGTCCAATAAGATCAAGTTCTTCTTTTGTATAGTTATTCAGAACTTGAGCATCATATACTTCCCATTCAATACATCGAACGATATGACTGTAAAAATCTGGTTGGTCATAACCAAGACCATAGATTTGTTTGCGTAGTGCAAACAACCGAAGACGTGCAGCAACATATTGATAGTTTGGATGGTCCAAATCAATCAAATCTGAAGCAGAACGAATCAAAATCTCTTGAATTTGTGCAGTAGTAATGCCATCAAAAAACTGCAATCCACTTTGCATTTCGACTTGAGATGCTGATACGTTGGCAAGTCCTTCACATGCAGCATCTACCATCTTGTGCATCTTATCCAGGTCGATACTCTCAACACGACCATCTCTTTTCTTTACTTTGATTCCGTTACTCATACTTTTTTCCAGGCATTAAATTTGAGGTTTGCTTGTAGTCCTTGGTAGGTGTTCGATTCTACCATACTTTGAACGTCATGTCCAGCTAGAACCATGTCGTTTAAATCTTTCTCTCGGATAGTGCTAGGAAAGATCACTACCGAATTTCCACTTTCGATTGCCTTAGCAATCTTTGAACAGATTTCTCTGTTTCTCGGTTCGTTGTCGAAGACGTATACACATCTATTATACATACTGCCAATGTTAACATCGCTACCGCACATAGCAATAGAGTTGGTAAGGAAGTGGGAGTCAAAGGGTCCCTCTGTGATGTAGACAAGTTCGGTTTCATTTACTCGGTCAACTCCATAAAGTTTTGTTTTAGTTTCATCGAGAATTACAGTAATGTAACGAAGACTTGAACTTGAATGCACAGATCTACCCTGATATCCAAAGGCACCAGTTTTATCCCTAAGAGGAATTATTATTCTAGATTCATCGTACCTAGTGTCCTGAAAAACTTTCTTATGTTTGTTTGTCCATTCTTTAAATTTAGGACAGAAGTAAAAATATTCAGGTGGTAGTTTCCGGTACTCAATGAACCTTCTTGCTGGGTGTGTTTTATTTAGATCTGAGATCTTTTGGAGATCATCAAATATCTCCTTATCCTCAAATACAGGAGGTTCAAATTTAAATTCAGGAAGAGGGGTTCTAGTACTCTTTCCCGAATGACCTCCCTTATAAGATTCTAGTAAGTATTCACTAAACAAACTAGAATCATTGTCTTTTAAAAAATTAGCAAGAGTCCTACCAACACCACAATTGTGGCATTTAAAAATGTAAGACCCCTTCTTCTGAAAGAAGTATCCTCTTGCACGATTCTTATTCTTTTGAGAATCGCCACAGTATGGACACCTAAAGTTGTAGGTGGTGTTTGATTTTTTAAACTTTTGTAATTTCCCTGAAATCAGAGAAATGTATTTAGTGTCAAGATAGAGCATTGACCAAGGAAGTTTCGCTAATGATAGCAGATACTTCTTTGGGTGTCAAGGTCAATCCAATGTTCGGTAACACTTGCAGAACTGTCACAATGGTAGCAAGCACCGCACTAGCACCTATTACCCATATTTGGTTTTGCTCTACTTTCTTTTCAAGTTCTGTAATTCTATTACGAACTCTTGCATGATCTTCTTTATTCTCTTCCTTCATCTCATCAACCATTTTAATAATAACTGTATGAGATTTATAAGTTTCGTCTAATCGATTCTCATGTCTCTCTAATACAACAGCAACTCTGTTGCTGTTTTCAGAAATAGTTGCTACGGCTCTTTCTAATTTATCAAGCATTTGCTTTGATAAATCTTCGTAGATATCAAGTTTATTTTCTAATACTTGTAACTTACTTGAGCCAAATAGCATCAGAGTGTACCGATAAACTCCTTAACAATATCAATTCCGTTTTCCTCAGAAATAATATCCAAGAATCTATCTTGATTATTTTCAGACAACTGCAACCAAACTTTTAAAATTTCTTCTTGCTCATTAATAGAAAGAAGGGAAAACTTTTCATTCAAGGTAGCAAATGCATTCTGCCAATCAAAAGAATTATTTTGCTGTTTCTTTTCTGAAGATGCTTTATTAATATCTTTTGCAATATTCTTTTGGCGCTCACCAGCTTTCTTGGCATAATCCTTTGCCTTTGCTTTTGAAAGTGCTTGGATCTCTTGCTTACGATTAGCAGCACGCTTTTCACGTTCCTGCTTTTTCTGCAGTTTACGCTTGTTTTGGATCATACGCATAGCAGCACCAACTTCAGTGTTGCTATTTTCTGCTTCAAAAATTTTAGTTTGGTCTTCCATTGTTTGTTCTTTTAAACGAGTGTTCTTTATCCTCTGAAAAATATCTGTTCTGAATTTCTTCTTCTTTCTTACTGGTGGTTCATCTGGGGGAAGACCAGCAATAGCACCAGATGATGCATTGTTAGTTGGTACTTCTTCAGTATATAAAACACCATTATTCTTAATCGTATATACCTTCATAGTTCTTCTAGTTTTTCTGTACAATATTTATCATTATGAATGAAATCTAAATCAGAATGCATAGGATATCGATTCAAATATAACATAAAACTTTTCAAAATTGGCCAGTAATCAGAAGATATTTTGTAAAATAATAAAGGAGTTGCTGCTTCACCAAATACATTGTAAATTATTATTATATGATTAAGAATCAGATGAAGTTTAAGATTGCCAGTTTTAACATAAGTTTTAAGTAATCGTTTTAAATACTTAAATCTTTTTAAATCATCATAAAAGTCATCCTTAGTTACTGACTGAGGATTATCATAATGTTTAATTGCAAAGAAGAGGTAATTATCCTCATTCAACTCAGTAAAATTCATATACTATTACGCAACAGCAATAGTTAAATCAGTACCGTCACCACCAGCACCTACAATATTAGTAAATGCAAGGTCTGGAGTATCCAGTGTTGCAGCACCAAGGGTCAACTGACCAGGATCGATAGAAAGCGTTGCTGTTTCGGAAGGAACAGTAAAGTCAAACTCAAGTCTATTGGTTCCACTACCTCTTGCATAAGATGCTGTCAATGAAGGACCGCTTACACCAGTAGTTGTAACGGTAACTGCAAGATCTCCAGTCGTGCCACCAACAGTAGCAGTTTCGTTGAAGATAACAACTACAGTACCAGTATCTCCCTGTGCCAATTCTTCTTGCTCAAAGAATACTGCAGTGATGTTTGCATCTGCAAGCAAGTCAGTTGCACCTGCACCACCAAGACCACCGATTGCTACAATAACTTCATCCCAAAAGCGACCATTGCCTTTTTGATGACGAAGAACCCATCCACGCTCATCAGCAAAGCAATCTGCAGGATCGTGATTCTTAGCACCACGAGTTAAATATTTTGGCTTTGATTCATCTGCCGTAGAATTTCCCCAAAGAGGCATTGTTTTCTCCTTTTAATATTGAAGTTTGTATTATAAAGATATTTATAAAAAAAGGAGGGTTGACCCTCCTGATTTTATTATGCAGATTGTTCTTCTTTTTTTGCTAGAATTGCTGCCTCTACAACAGCAAGCAAATGGTCATCCATTTCAGTTTTAGTCAAAGACACCGCCTTCTTAAGAATAACCAAACAAATTTCTACTAGTTTTTCACCCAGTTCTTCGTTGTCTGGAATTCTATCGACGGCATCCTTTACAACTTTGGATGCTAATGGAAGTAAAAATGAGAGCATGATCTTAAATCAAATGACAATTTATATATCACAGATAAAGTGATTTTAACTCTTCAATATTTTCTTTGAGAGATGCAATTGCTTGCTCGTTTACACCATCCTGATACTTACGACGCTTTACTTTAGAATCTCTTTTAGCAAGACACTTTTCGGAACCACAATCTGGCTTGTCACATCCACCGCACTCTTCTTTCATATTCTTCTTAGCACCTTTCAGTTTTTTATTCTTATCCATAGTGCCAGAAGGACCCATAGGATCAGCACAATCTTCAACTGTTGGATTTACTTCTACACCCTTTACATCTTTCTCAAGAAGTTCCTTTCTCCAATCAGAAAATTCTTCTTTCTTTGTTCCTTTCTTTGCTTTGATTGCAGCAGATACAGTAGCACGTCTCTTCATAAGATAAGAATCAGATGCGTCCTTATCACCATCGTTATCAACGTCTCCGTCTTCCTTACCAACGGGATCGAGTTTCTTTTTCTTTTCTTCGATTGTTTCACCCTCAGGTTCAAACCCTGCCTTAACACAGTTGTCTACAGTTTTACCACCCTTCTGTTTAGTACCGGCAAGTTTGTATCCCTTCCAACATGCTTTACCGTCAAGACCCTTCTTCTTACCTTCACTGATAATTTCGATATACTCAAGAGCATAATCTTTCATTCTAACAGTGCTGAATGATTCATCAATTGCAGCAATCAATTCATCATCAGTAGTATTACTGAAAAGAATTGGATCAATTTTACCAGCAATTTCAACTTGCTCGTTTCTACTCAATCCGAGCATCCATGCTCCTAACTGTACAGTGGTAGACATCTTATCTTCTTTAATCGGTTTAGTTTTATTTATACGCTTCTTAACTTCGGCAGGTTTCTTCCACATGTCATAATCAGATCCAGGTGTCATGTCTTGAGTAAGCTTTACATAAGCATCAGATCCAACTAAACGTTGATCAGAACTTTTTACAGAACCAGAAACATTCCACTGCTTATACTCCTTGATATCAGTGACCCAGGATCTAAACATTTTACCTTCTTCAGTAATAGCAATGACATAGTTTGGTCCACGACGATGAACTTTACCCACTGCACCTTCATCATTCTGTACATATGAACCAACCTCGTACAGGTTTCCATGCCTGTACGAGGTCTGAGTTGCTTTATTCTTAAAATTAGAAAATTTCATCAATCGTTTTATTTTTATTTATTACTGTAAAATTTTAAACTCACTATCATCAAGACCAAGACGTACAGAACTAACGACTATTTTACCAATGTACAATTCCATAGCAAATCTATAAGAACCAGATTTATATTGGACTCTAACTCTTATGTAAGAATTAGTTGGAGAGAATAAACTAGCACCACAATTAAGTGGATCATTTGATGTTAATTTGTAAAGTCCTTTGCCTTTAATTTGTATGTAATCACATTTTGAATAATATTTTCTTATTTCTGATGCATCAATGGGAACTTTAACTTCACCAAGAATACCTTGCAATTCTTTAGTTGCTATGGTTACATCAGAAGCAGTCAATCCTTTCGGTGATAATTTCCATTTATTATTTACTTCGGTTAAAATATCACTAGAACTAACAATAGATGGAATTGCAGGATTTTGTTTTGATGAAGGTTTTAGTTCCCACCTATTACTATACTGTAAAGTAGCAGATCCAAATGCTGCTGCTGGGGTTTCCTTTAACTCAATACCAACAGTAACTCCGGTAGCACTAGTAACAATTACGTCAGGATCACCAAGTCCAGTATCAGGTTCAGTTTGTTTGCTGTATCCTGCTCTATTTAATTTAGAAATGAGTTGCCTTTCATAAAGCTGACCCTCATTAATAGTATTAAATGTCGTGTTAGCAATATAATTAAAATAAACTAATACATATCCACTAGACGATGCTCCTTGTTTTTGCACTTTTAGCAAATAAGTAGTATCATCAGTTTTTTGTAATATTACTGTAGTATCTTGCGATAAAAATTTTTCAAATGCCAGAACATTGGAATAAAACTCAGATTCAGAAACACCATTAGAAAAAAAATTTGATCTGATAATGTTATTTTTTATATTAGAAAAAGTAAACTTACGGTAATGATTCATACCGTAAGTTGATTTGTTTTTTTGTCCAAGGTTTTTTAGTCGATCAAGCACAACCCTGGTATTAATTACTTTTACTTTCGATGCCATCTCATAAACACTGTTTATGAGTATTTATTTACCGATCGCCTGCCTTACGATTTTCAGAGAAGTAAATATCAAAAGAACCTTCAGGGTAACGCCTCTCTAGTTTCTTAACATTAGTAGCAATTACCTCATCGAAAGAAACCCCAAGAGCCATAGTCGCCTGAGCAACATACCACATGATATCACCCAACTCAATGATAAGATGCTCACGGTTATCACGATTCCATGGTTTACCTTGGAAAACCATCTTCTTAATGATTTCAAGGAACTCACCACCTTCAGCATTAATGCCAACGCCAGCAGTAAGCAGTCGTTCAATATTGGCACCCTCACGATCCAACTCGCCAATCCGATCAGCGAAGTCAACAAAGTTGGTTGATGCAGAAGAGGTAACTGCAGAAACAAACTCTTCATAACGAGAAAACTCAATCTTATTGGTCAAAATAAAAATCCTCCGAATTTGTTAGTAGTGGTTTCAGTTTCGTTTTGGTCGTTGCCAGCATCAATGATATTCTCTTGTGCCGACTGTTCAACATCATACAACCTCATCTTCGATCTGTCAATACCCACGGCAAACCTTTTGTTGATCGTGGGATCGTTGTAACGATTCTTAAGTTGCTTCACTAATATCTGTCCCAGTTGTTCAGACTCTTCAGTGCTAATAAGGGCAAACATAAGATCAGCAGTAGCAGGGAGACCAAAGGATTCACTAGTGTCAGTAAGGTCAATATCAGAGCTACCATAACCAGAACGAGTGGTCTGAGTAGCAGTGACGATTGGTACGTTCTGCTCAACGGCAAGTCCTCTAAGTTCTTCCGCAATGCCTTTGATGAGGGTGTACGAGTTGACAAAATTTGCTTTAAACCTTTGGGATGTACAAATATTAAGGTAATCCACAAAGATAATATCGGGTCTAAAACTTTTCTTGAGAGACAAATCACTAAGAAGAGACCTAAAATGTCCCACATGGGCAGATGCAGTAGGATACTCCTTAATGACAAGTTTTCCATTTGTCTTCTTAATCAAACTATCTACTTTGTTTGAAACAATTTGAAGAGGAAGAGTAGGAAGATCCTTGATATTAACAGACATCAAGTTTGCATCAATACGTTCTGCAATCTTTTCTTCTGACATCTCACAAGTAATGTACAAAACATTTTTGCCTTGTAGTAAAGTTGCTGCTGCAAAATGACACATGGCAAGGGATTTACCCACGCCAGTTCCTGCAAGAATAACATTCAATGTTTTGTTGGGAATTCCACCTTTAGTGATCTTGTTAAACATATCAAGATCAAATGGAATTTTACTTTCTACTTTGCTATAAGATTCAAATCTTTCTTCATAGTCCTCAAAGTAGTTATGTCCTATTCTATTGTCAAATGAAACTGCAATAGCATCAGAAAGGATATGAGGTATATAACCCATATCCTTTTCTTGGTCTTCGCCATCAGCGATTCTAATACTCTCAAGAAGAGAAAGATAGATTGCTCTGTTCCTACACCATTCTTCTGAAGAATCAATCAACCATTGATAATCAACTGGCTCTGCTTCAAGATTATTAATTAGTGTAGTAACATTGGTGTAAATCTCCTCAGTAAGATGCTTCATATTTTGAAGATCAATCTGAAGACTCTCTTTACTAGGACACTTCTGATACTTAGTAATAAATTCAGATACTATTTCAAATAGTACTTTATTAAATTTGTCTTCAAAGTATTCTTTTTTTAAGTATGGATACACCTGTCGCCTAAACACATCATCACATACTAGATTTTTAAGAATCGTGGTCTCGATAGTATTCATAGATAATGCAAATAGGTGCTTAGGATGTACTTGTCCACAAGGGGGGATGGATTTCCTTGATGAGGAAATGTCCACACGGGAGGGAACACTAACATCCTACCACACTTTGGGCGGATATGCTTGCCTATGCCAAGAAATTTTGTTTCTCCTCCAGTTTCAACATCATTTAGATATACTAAAAATGATAGAAATCTTCGTGAAGAAGAATGATCAGTTACATCTACATGAGATGCAAATTGGTCATCGGTCCCCTTTCTGTATTTTTTAACCCGTGGATATTCATATGTATATTCTTCTGGCAACCACTCTTCGCAACCAACAGTGTTTACATATTTGTCTAAAAAAGGATTTATCTTATCGACACAGACCTGTACCATTTCCTTTTTGAAAACTATTTGCTGGAACTTAGGTCTGTTGTCATAATCAATAAATTCAGGACTACCAGTATTGATATACTTGATTAGATATTTACAGTACTTTTCGTCAAATACATTATCATATACTTTTATAAAGTCCTGTACTCTATTCATTTTTCTCCCAATTTATATTCTTGTTGTGCTGCCCAATCTAATTTCTCTAAAACTTCTGGAGTAAAAAACTTTTCTGGTTCTTTTACAATGGCAGACTCATAATACTTCTTTTCATCAATAACAAAATACTTTCCTGATTTTTCAAAGATACCATACTTCTCAGCAAGTTGAACCAATCCATAATATTTGTCAAGACCACGTTCATCGAAAAAGAGTCTAGTTGGTGATACTGTTGCTTCTTTTGTAAAGCGAGACTTGTTCATTTTTGCTTTAATTATATTACCAACAACTTCATCTCCATCCTTTTCCTTCGACTTGGACAACATAATGATAGAAGAAGCTGCATACTTAAGTCCGCTGCCGCCGCCCATATCCGTTTGTTCACCATACATGTTCATCGTTTTATAGGTATGATTAGTTACTACCATAGGAACTTTAAGTTTCCCGAGTTTACTAGTAATAATTCTAAAGATAGATTTAATTACTTGTGCCTTTGTCATATCACGTACTTGTTTATCATCCAAAGCATCTGTAAGTTCTTTAGATGAAGGAAGCATACCAAGAGAGTCTAGAACAATAAACAATGGCTTTCGTTCACTCTCTTTCATTTTTAGCATATTGTCTAAGATGCGAATGATTTGAGTACGAAATTCTTCAAGCGTATCTACGGGAAACAACCAAACTCGATCGGGATCTACTCCACGATCAATGAAGATATCAGCAGAAGTTGCAGACTCTGTATCAAAATAAAATACTGCTCCATCTGGATTTTGATTAAGAAAGTGTTTAGCAATTTCAATTGCATAATAAGTCTTACCAGTTGATTGCTCACCCGCAAGACCAGTAACTTTATTATCGGGGATTCCACCATAAATGCTACCGCTTACCGCAGCATTTAAAATATAAGATCCAGTATCAATAAATCCCTGACCACGTTCAAGATCAGAGACAAGATTAAGATACTCGTTCTTTGCTTCTTTTGCAAGTGTTTCAAACATAAGTTATGCGAATAGAAAATCTAAGTTTGCTGTTTGTTCTGTGCGCCAACCAATAGCATCCAATACAATCTTTAAAGGATCTAAGAATGACTTTTGGAATTGTAATTTATAGTCCACGTATTTCTCTAGGTTAACTTCCGTAGGAAAGTCAGACACAAAAGAAAAAACATTTTCTCCAAGTTTGTTTGGAGTCTTAAGATAAATGTATTTAATTTTATCTCCCTCTTGGATGCGAGGGTACTTATGGAATAGATTGTTTTTATTTAATTGGAAGTTGTATAGCAAAGAACCCCTTACGTGGATAGGACAGCTCTTCTTATACAGAGTAACAGGGTCTCTCCATTTTGTCAATCCCCTAACGCTTCTTGGAAATGCAATTTCTTCAGGAGGCAGACTGTAAAATTCATTTCTAAAATCATCGATGAATTTAATTACATCTTCCTCAGTACCACTCATAATCAAATCAAATGCATTTTTAATTTTACTTCGGCATGGTGCTGGTGTAGAAGATTTTACTGCTTCCAAACCCATAATCTTTAGTTTTGGTTTGGTGAGAACTGTTGCTTCATCAACAAGAACATTTAAAATGTATCTTTTCTTTGCAGTCCAAATGCCTTTGTTTGCAATGTTCTCTCGCTTCATAATCATCTTCTGCTCATAAGCCGAGACATAATCCGCAAGTTCCTGATAACTCTGTTCGATGAACGGTTCCAGTTTCTCCCCACAGATCTTATCCAATACTTTAGCAATTGCTGCCTTGTCACTAGACCTAGCACTAAAAAATTTATCAACAAGAGGTCCAAGATTAAGATAGATCGAATCGGTATCGATAGCGATGACATAATCGGTTTCTGTCGTTTGTAAAAGGTTATTTAGATACTCGTTCATCTTATTAGCAATCCAACGAATAGAAACCTGACCAGACAAAGTAATTGCTTCAGCATTTGTCAATTTATAATATCGAAAATACTGGTTTCCAATTGCACCATAAGCACTGTTAAGTTGAATCTTACGTGCCATCTGAAAGTTATTAAACTTGGTAATATCTTTCATCAGTTCTGGAGTAGGATTCTTATCGTACTCAGCTTGAGCAACAAGCATTTGCTTCTTATAAATCTTCCTCTCATTGTAGATCTTTTCCATAAGTTCTGGAAGAAACCCACGTCGAGTTGTATCATAAAAAGCACCATTGGCACAAACAGTCCTACCATCAAGATCACTAAAATCTAGTTCTTGATTTAAAATCTTATCTACCGTTGCCGATGGGTGTCGGTTTGGTAATAAGGTTTCCGGCGAGATATTGTACTGCATAATGAGATGAGGGTAGAGCGAGTTGAGGTCAAAACTAACCACCCATTCATACATTCCTGGAACAGGTTCTTTAACATACGCACCAGCATACTTAGCATCCTTTTCATTTCTTTCGTTTGGGGGAATAACTATATTTCGTTTAGTAAGTTCGTTGTAAATAATTTGATCCCACATTCTTACCTGATAGTAAACATCTGTATAGTTCACCTTTGCATCATATGCAAGTGTAAGAGCAAGATCAATCAGCTTCATCTTGTCTTCCAACCGGTCAACAAGTTCAACGTCATGAATGTTATACGTTACAAACTTTTGCCAATCGTTAGTATAGAATTCCCGGAAAGTACCAAACTCTGAGTGATCGAGTTTCTTCTGTCCAAGTTCAACGTCAGCAATATAATCAAGTCTATAAGAAGACTGTGCCTTGTAGGTAAACTTCTTATAGAGATCCAAATAATCTAAGATGCTAACGCCAACTATATCAAATTTAATATAGTCTCTGCCCGTAACCTCAACCTCTTTTTCATATACTTTATTCCAAGGAGAAAGAGATTTCATATGCTTGGATGAAAGTATACGATCAATACGTTTACAAATATATGGAATATCAAATAGATCAACGTTCCATCCAGTAACAATATCTGGAGTATTTGTAGACCACCAATTAAGGAAGTCAATTAGCATTTCCTGCTCTTTCCAGAATACCCGATACTCAACATCACTACGAGAGTTATCATACTCTCTAGTACCCCAAACAATAATTTTCTTACTTGTAAAATCTTTAATAGAAAGGCAAAGAATCTCTTCTATAGTTTCCTTTACATCAGGAAATCCGTTTTCAGCAGTAGTCTCAATGTCAATGGTGTAGATTTTTAATAGCGATTTATCATAATCAATCTCTTCAGTAAAATTAGAATTCAGGTACTGATACAAAAATTTATCGTTACCATAAATTTTAAAATTTTCTACGTCCTTGTGATTGTTGATAAATTCTTTGGCATCATTAATACCACCAAACTCAAACTTTTGAGCGTAATTACCATCTAAGGTTTTATATTCAGTTTGTTTATTAGTCTGTGCAAATAAAACTGGGGAAAACTGATCTTTATATTGAACACGTTCGCCATTTTCGTATCCAATATAATAGATGGTTTCCCCAGAAAGAAATACATTACTGTAGAAGTTCTTCGTCATCAGGTGGAAGGAGTGCTTGGTACTTGGTTAGGATTTGGGGATCCGGTTCCACCAGTGTAGCAAGAGATTCCGAATAAAGCAAGACATTTCTTTGATTTGCATACCTAGGAAATTTCTGAAGAACCACGCCAAAGTCTCCTTCAACAATTTCCATAGGATCTGACAAGAAGCATGATGGTTCCATATCCATCTCAGAAATTTGAGAGATTAAATAAGTACCATTACGAAGGAGGATTAGTTTAATTTCCATCACTCAACAACTTCTACAGGAGCAGGAGTTGCTGGTTCTTCAGATTCTTCAGGTTTCTCTTCAGTGATATTGTGCTTCTTACAATAATCCTTGTAGATATTTTCATGGGGATCGTAAATAGTCACTACCCAATCTGCAGGAATAATAAACTCACGCTGTGCAGACAAAGGTGCCCAGTGAGTATAAGCTACTTGAAATTTAGTCCTAGGAACAGACTCTTCACCTTCAATCTCAATTTCATCATCTTCCGATGTAGTCAATTGCATTACAAAGGGATTAGTCAAATGATAGGCAATGATGTTATTTTCATCACGATTAAGAACTTCTTTTGCATCAGAGATAACATCTTCTCCTGACTTCAGGAGCATAACTTTAACGGTCATAGTGATAAATTAGTGTCTTCTAAATGTCTAATGTGGTTTGAAAGTTTATCAAGGTATCCACGATTGCGTAACTCTTTGAATACAAGATTCTCAAGTGCAAACTCTCCACCCTGTTGAATGGCAGATGCTCTCATATCACGAATCTTTTTCTGAAGTTTTTTCAAAACATCAGGATCATCTGCTTCGTTTTCTATAAGATCATCAATCTTTTCCATCATATCACGAACCTTTCTAAAAAGCAAGGGGTCTGTAAGATCGACTTCAACCTTGCGTGGTTCCATAATCCATTGATTTTTTGTCAAGGAATATACGCCTTGATTGGCTGGCAATGGATCATTCTCATCCTGAGCATATAATTCAACAGGATGAGAATAGATCTTTATGTCGTGGACTAATGCCCACAGTTTCTTTTTGTCTCTCAAATAATCATCTAGCAATTCTGGGCAGTCTGCTATTTTACTTTTATCTACAACTAAATGTAAATCAAGATCGGAAAATCTTGTGTAGTTGTAGTTTGCATTACCGCCAACAAGAATGAAATCTTTAATAGCATCAGATGGAATCTTAGAAAACTCTGCCCATTTGTTTCCAATTTGCATAAGTTTATCTTTCACTTCGGGACGAATAACTCCGTCCTCCCAAAATTTAATATTCAATTTATTATTATACATCAGAGTTAATCTGAGAGACTGAAAAGATTTCACTTGCCTATAAATTGCTTTAAAATTATTTATCTTTTATTCAATACTATACGTTTTTAATTTCTGATGTTCTGGAAGAATTTTCTGAACAGTTACAGTCAGCATTCCATCTTCAAATTTTACATTATCAACTTTCATATTATCATGTAAATTAAATCCTCTTGCAAAAGATCTTTTTGCAACTCCTCTGTGCATATAATCGCCGGAAGATTCTTCTTTCTTATCGATTGATTTTATCAATAGCACTCCAGATTGAGTAGAAACTTCTACTTCATCCTTTTTCCAACCAGCAAGTGCTAGTTCAATTCGATAATATTCTTCATCAATTTTAACCAAGTTATATGGAGGATATGAATTTTGCGGTGTGCCTACTCCATAAGAATGAAGTCTATAGAACAAATCATCAAATCCAATGCTGTATTTTTCTACAGCATCGACAATGGCATTAAGATCCTTTGTTGTGAACTTTGTAAGTCCCGTCATTATAGTAGCTCCTTTAAAAGCGAGTTTGTGTTTTGTGAACCCCGAAGGCATTCATTACTAATTATAACAAAAACGAAAAAGAGAGATACAGTGAAAACCGTATCTCTCTTTAGGGTGTTCCGACTTTTGTAGAGACCGCACGAAAGGTCTCACTGTTATTTATAAATATTTCAGAATATACATTCAACTATTATGAAAAAAGCATTGTTTGCTTTTGGAATGTTACTGATGGCGGCACCAGCACATGCCGATCTTACTAGCAAAATTTCTTCTTCAGTTCAACTGTCAGTAGAAGGACCCGCAGTCCAATCTACAAGACTTGGTTCTTCTTATTCAGTATCTGGAGACAACATCGCAGTTACTACTCTTGGTGGTCTTACAGGTGGAACCGCAACGGCACCTGCAACTGTAAGTGCTGGTTCTTATGCAATCAATAATGATGGTCAGTCATTTAGTTTTGCTGAGAATACATTTATTGGCGACACAGTAGTTACTACTCAGACGGCACTTTCTGGTGGTCAGATTGATACTCCAAATCTTTATGGAGAATCTACCACACAGGTTGGTGGAACTGCTGGAGCACTTGCTGGAACCATCGACACCGCAGGAGCAATCACTCTAACTGCTGGTG